GAGTACGGCGGCGACTACGGAGTTGAGGTGATGATATATGCAGCCGCACGAGATCAGAGCGGCACTTGATCAGCCCGTCCGCTTCACGAACCCGAAGCTCTACACCGAAGGCGCGGAGTACATACTCACGGGCGCGGTGTTCCGCAGGGATAAGAAAACGGGCGAGTTCTACTACCAAGCGGAGCTGACGGACAAGAACGTGAAGCACAGCGTGATCTATTGCAGATTGGAGGAAATAGAAAGTGAAACTTAAACCGTGCCCGTTCTGTGGGGAGCAGCCGAGCATTTTTCGCTACAATGGCGGAGAAATGCACTGACGGGCTCTGTACGGCGTTCCACGGCGTGAGGCAGCAAAACTACAGGGTGAACAACAGAACGCGAAATAAGGGCAATTTCAAACGATTTCGGAGGTGAAAAATCATGAAACTGATAAAGATGAAAAACGGGTTCGTTAATGCGGATATGATCGAATCGTTCGCTGTGATCGAACATGAAACCTGCTGCGACATAGTAGCCTACTCGCCGTCATACGGTGGGGACTGCGAATGCTATATTCTCGGCAAGTGTGAGGACGAAAGCGACGCATGGATACATCTCGAAGCTCTCGCTGAGTGGCTCACAGACGACAAAGACGGGGTGTATGATGTCATGCGCCTATGGGAGGGTTATGACAATGACACATAAAGAAGCAGCCGACCAGCTGCGAGACCTGATACAGGACAGGCGCTCGCTCATGACCGACGAGGAATATTCGGATATTTACAAGCGCGATATCGGAGCCTTGCAGCTCGGTATCAAAGCGATCGAGCAGGCGGAAAAGGGCGAGACTGCGAACTGGATAATCTGCTGTGACGGGTATTACCCGTTCTGCTCGGTCTGCGGTGAAGAACCTCCCGGACGTGAGATGTCGAGGTACTGCCCGAACTGCGGGCGGAGAATGGTGACGCCCGAAAGGAGAAAAAGCATGAAATTCACACCACACGAAGCCGCCGCGCAGATAATCGCGCACTACGGCGCACAGCACCAGCTCGTCAAGCTCTGCGAGGAGTGCGGGGAACTGATACAGCAGGCGGCAAAATGCTATGACAAGGGCATACCGTACAGTGAGGATATGATCGAGGAAATGGCGGACGTTATCGTGATGATACTGCAATTTGAGGGCATTATGAGCCGTCCTGATTCGGAACTGTTGCAAAAAATCGTCACGGAAAAGCTCGAACGGCAGCTTGAACGCATTGCAAACAAGGAGTGATACACATGACCCTTGACCGACTCGAAGCCTACCGCGCCGATCGCACCGCACTCGAAGCCGTCAACGGGGAGCTTGCGGAGCGTGAGACACAGGTCGCGGTGCAATCGGCAGCCACGCCCCCGTATTCGCTTCACACAGCCACGCTGACGGGCTTGCCGCCTACTCCGAGGGTAATTTCACTGCTCGAACGTCAGGCGGCTCTACGGGCTTCCTGCTTCGCTGTGGAGCGTTTCGCCGAGAACCTCGATGACCCCGAGCTTCGGGAGATAGTCAGACTTCGCTTCATGTCTCCGCGCCGCCACTCATGGCAGGAGATAGCGCTTGCGTTGGGGTATCGGGCTGAACATACTCCGAAGCGCAAACTTGCTGCCTATCTTGAAGTGTACAACATGAACAAAAATGAGCCGTGAAATTTGTTTTTGAAAGTCGGAAATGTCGGATTCGGGTGTGTTATAATTATACTTGGGATACCTCACCGATACGCCTGCCGTGCTTTTGCGGCAGGTGTTTTTGTATCACTCCCGACAGGGGGGAGGGTACCCCCCTTCATGGGGCGGCGGCACTACAAACCCGTCAATGCTCAAAATTCTGCGCTGAAAGGACTGAAACAGGAAATGGAGTACGGCATAGACCACCTGAGGGCGAAGCTTGCGCGCAAGGCTGTGCGTGTTGATCTCCGCTATCGTTACTACGAGATGAAAAACCAAATGCAGAAGATAAAAGCGCTCATTCCGCCCGAATTTGCAAATATGACCTACTCTCTCGGCTGGTGCGGAAAGGCTGTCGATTCCGTCGCAGACCGCATGGTTTTCGACAGGTTCGAGGACGACGATCTTCTGCTGAACGAGATATACGCGCAGAACAACGCCGACATTCTCTTTGACAGCGCGGTGCTTTCGGCGCTCATCTCGTCCTGCTGTTTCCTCGGGATAGACCGAAGCGCGGACGGCTACCCGACGATAGAATGCATAGACGGCGGCAGCGCTACGGGAATCATCGACCCGACCACGGGCTTGCTGACCGAGGGCTACGCGGTGCTGAAACGCGGCGAGAACGGTCTCCCTGCCCTCGAAGCGCATTATCTCCCCGACCGCACGCTCTACTACGAGGACGGCGAAAAGGAGCCTGCCGACGAGCTTATCCACAGCGCACCCTATCCGCTGCTCGTCCCCGTGATCTACCGTCCCGACGCACGCAGACCCTTCGGACACAGCCGAATAAGCCGCGCCTGTATGGACATAACGCAAAACTCACTTCGGACGCTGCTCAGGACGGAGGTCGGTGCGGAGTTTTATTCGATACCGCAGAAATATGTGGTTGGGCTTTCTCAAAAAGCGAAGTTCGACAACCACGCCGCAACGCTTTCGAGCTTTTTGAAGATCACCAAAGATGAGGACGGCGACAAGCCCACTATCGGGCAGTTCCAGCAGCAGAGCATGGCTCCGCACCTCGACCACATGAAAATGCTCGCTTCGATGTTCGCCGGGGAAACGGGGCTGACCCTTGACGATCTCGGCTTTACGACGGGCAATCCCCAGAGCTTCGAGGCGATACGGGCAAGCCACGAAATGCTCCGTCTTACGGCGAGAAAGGCGCAGCGCAATCTCGGCGTGGGCTTCCTGAACGCGGGGTATCTTGCGGCTTGTGTGCGCGATGAGACAGCCTACGAGCGCAGAGCACTTGCGGGAACAAAGCCCTCGTGGCAGCCTATATTCGAGCCCGATGCGGCGGCTATGGGCGCGATAGGTGACGCGATCTACAAGGTGGAACAGGCTTATCCCGGGTTCATGGGCGAGAAGAATATCCACCGCCTGACGGGGCTGGAGAGTGATGCAACGTGACTGCTGACGAGATAAGGCTACAGCTCGCGGAAGCTGTCCGCTCGGATAAGCGGGCGGCGGCTGTTCTCAAAAAAATAGCGGAGGGCAAAGCGGACTTCACCGACACGATGACCTATGCTCTCATATCGGGCAGGCTGACGGGTGAACAGCTCTCGGACGTGATACTTGAATTCTCCGAGGGCAGAGAGGAACTTGCCGAAGCGCTTCTCCGCGACCGCTGCGAGGATATAAACGCAAAGTGCGCGGCAGTTCAGACGACGCTTGACGAAAAGCAGGGCGTACACCTTGCGCCGCGAAAAGCGGCATTCCCGACAGAGCGAGCCGCGATGTTCGCGCATTCTCTCACCGACCCTACCGTCAGCGACCAGACGATCAAGCGCCGCGCAAGGAGCGTTTCGGAGAATATCACAGTCACGTTCCACGATGATTTCATCGAGGAGAACGTCAAGTTCCGCGACCGTCTGGGCTTGAAATGCTACGTCGAGCGCACGACTGCCGGCGACTGCTGTCCGTGGTGCTCGGGCATTGCGGGCAGGTACGAAATGCGGAACCAGCCCCCCGACTTTTTCGGCAGGCACGACAACTGCGATTGTATCATCGTCTACGACGGACAAGTTCTCCGAGGTCAGCTCGGTGAGAACGGCAGGCGCGGGCGGAAGTGGGTGGAGGACAAGCCAAAAGTCGAGTACACACCCCCGAAGCGGTTCTCGCGAGAGGAAGCGGAGAAGTTGCAGGCGGGGAAGATGCCGAAACGGTTGACAGGCGGCGGGAGTAGAACAGCTTTCGTTCTTTGATATGGACGAACCCGAAATCGAATATACAGAACAAACGCAGGGGACGGACGAAAAGCTGAAATCTCTTGCGTTTTTGTATACCTCGACCGAAAAGGGAAATAACAGCGGCATTCGTTTCATGATGAGCCTTGACGATGCTGAAACCTTTTGCAGTGACAAGCGCACACAAGGCGTTCTGCACGGTACACGCTGGGCGTATTTCTTCACGAGCGTTTACAACTTTCTGCACGCGCACGACTGCTACGGGGATAACGCACACAGCAGCGCGAGGGTACATAAAGGCTATCTGAATTTGAAAGGCTGTACCGAGGATAAAGGTACATTCGACCATATAATTGAAGATTTAAGGCTGAAAAAGATAAATATTTCCGAGTTCGGCAAAACGCTTGAACCGCTTGGAATAGAGATATTGACGTGACCGCTCTGCACGCGCAGGGCGGTGTTTTATTGCCTGAAACAATCAGCCGCCCTCGGAGGTGAGAACGGCATGGATAAAAAAGACAAATCGGAAGTCGAAATGATAGAAGCTGTCAGCCACCTGATTTTTAGCATTTCAATCACCCTGCTGACATTGGTAACGGTTGCGGTTATCATCTCGGAGCATTTCTAATAAATCAACAAGCACCCCGCTCCGGCGAGGTGTTTTATTTTTACCCGAAAGAGGTGAACCACTACGCTTGAACAGCTTTCGTTTTTTGAACCGGACGCGCCGCAAAAGTACAGCCGTCGAATGGGAAAACAGACAAAGTTTGAAGATTACAGCGGCTTTGTCGAGAAATTCAAGCCGAAGAAAACGACCGACGACTGTTACACTCCTCCGCTTGTGTATGATGCTATAGCGAATTGGGTGGCAAAAGAGTACGGCTTAAACAAAGCCGATTTTGTCCGCCCGTTTTATCCCGGTGGGGATTATCTGCGGTTCGATTATTCGGGGAAAACAGTCGTTGACAATCCGCCTTTTTCGATATTGGCGAAGATAATTGATTTTTATATCAAAAACGAAATCCGTTTTTTTCTGTTCGCACCTCAGCTCACAAGCCTGAAACACTCAAAAAAAGAATGTGCCTTTTTGTGCTGCGACTGTTCAATAACTTACGAGAACGGTGCAACGGTCAAAACTTCTTTTCTGACGAATTTAGAGCCGCCCGACATATGCGTGAGGGTGATTCCCGAACTGAATGACCTCATTGAGAACGCCAACAATGAAAACCTAAAACAGCAGAAAGCGCCGCCGCTTCCTAAATACAAATACCCGAAAGAGGTCGTTTCAATCGCGCTTATTTCAACATATGCAAGGCATAATGTGCCCGTCACAATAAAGAAAAGCGACATCGAATGGGTGGATGGTTCTGTGCTTGACAGTCAGCGCAAAGAGGGTAAAGCTATTTTCGGCGGCGGTTTTTTCGTATCACACACAATGGGGCAGCGGCTCGACGAAGCCCGAAGGCAGGCAGACGAAGCCCGAAGGCAGGCAGACGAAGCCCGAAGGCAGGCAGACGAAGCCCGAACTGTAACCTGGGAATTAAGTCCGCGAGAACTTGAAATAATTGATAGGCTTGAACAAGCTGAAAACGCCCCTCCGCAAGGCGGTTTTCTTATGCCCGAAAGGAGCTGAACCCCATGACCGACATTCACAGCAACATCGAAATGAGCAGTAAAGAAATGCTCGCATATCGGAATAAAGTCGAACAGGACAACCCCGGGTATACGGTCACTTACCTCGACATCAACGTGCGAGGTGACGACGTGGAGCTGACCGCGACACTTTCGGCGGTCAAGTCCCAGCGCATACGCCGCATAACGGGGTACCTCGTCGGCACTCTCGACCGCTTCAACAACGCCAAGCGCAAAGAAGTTGACGACCGCGTGAAACACGGTATCTGACACGAAAGGAGCTGACCCACCATGTCCAACCGGCCCAGAGCAAGACCCAACCTCCGACCCGATCACAACGGCACTCAGAGGGCGCAGTTTGAATCCAACAAGAAGAAAATTTACGCCACGCAGAATATCTGCGGCATCTGCGGTCAGCCCGTGGACTTCGCGTTCAAGTTTCCGCACCCCCTCTCGCCCTGCATAGACCATATTATCCCCGTCAGCAAGGGAGGACACCCCTCCGACCTTGCGAACCTACAGCTCGCGCACATGACCTGCAATCGTCAGAAGTCCGACAAGCTCATGGACCTGCCCGAGTTTTCGAAGTCCGATGACATCATCTCGAACCGCGAACTTCCGCTGACCTTCGACTGGAGAACCGTCTGAATGGAACAAAAGCGAATCGGCAGGCAGACCCCCACCGTCAGCCGCATTCTTCCCTACACCGATTCCCTCGGCAGTGAGGGTGCGGAGCTTTACAACAGATCGGGCAGATCGGCTCTCGAATGGCAGGTGCGGCTCATCGAGGACATCATGGCTGTGAACGATGATGGCGTATGGACGCACATGAAATTCGGCTACGCCGTGCCGCGCAGAAACGGTAAATCGGAACTGGTCATAATGCGTTCGCTTTGGGGACTGACCCACGGCGAGCGCATTCTTTATACCGCCCACCGCACGAATACCTCACGGAGCATATGGGAAAAGCTCGTTGACAGGCTCGCAAAATCGGGATACGCCGAGGACGAGGACTTCAAGACCTATAAGCGCAACGGCGATGAGTGCATCATGTGGCTGAAAGGCGGTGACGGGGTCATAAACTTCCGCACCCGTTCCACGAAAGGCGGCTTGGGCGAGGGCTACGATCTTCTGATAATCGACGAAGCACAGGAATACACCGCCGATCAGGAATCCGCGCTCAAATACACCGTCACCGACAGCCCGAACCCCCAGACGATAATGCTCGGAACGCCGCCGACGGTTGTCTCCTCGGGAGACGTGTTCCTCAAATACCGCCGCCGTGTGCTGACGGGCGAGGAGCAGGACGCAGGCTGGGCGGAATGGAGCGTGCCGCAGCTCTCGGATGCACACGATCCCGAGCTGTGGTACGAAACGAACCCTTCTCTCGGGACAATACTTTCGGAGCGCACTATCCGCTCGGAGCTGGGGGACGATCAGGTCGATGATAATATCCAGCGTCTCGGATTGTGGCTGACTTACTCGCAGAAGTCTGCTATCAGCCGCCGCGAGTGGGACAGCTTCGCGCTGACCCAGCCGCCCGAGCTTGCAGAGCCTCATGAGCTGTACTTCGGGGTCAAGTATTCAAAGACCACTCCGAACGTGTCCCTTGCGGTCGCCTGCAAGACCGCCGACGGCAGAGTGTTTGTCGAGGCGATAGACTGCCGAAGTATGCGTGAGGGAAACAGCCCGATCATCGCATATCTCCAAAATCCCCATGCGGTCAGCGCCGTGATAGACGGTGCAGGGAATCAGGACATTCTGAAAGAAGAGATGAAAGCGGCTGAGGTGGATTGCAGGGCGATACTCCCCAAGGTGAACGACGTTATCGAAGCGAATGCGCTGTTCGAGAAACAGCTTTTTTCAGGGCGCGTATGTCACAGCGGACAGCCGAGCCTTGCACAGTCGGCGGCGAACTGTGAGCACAGACCCATAGGCACGGGCGGCGGCTTCGGGTATCAGTCAGGCTCCGATAAGATAGATGCGGGACTTATCGAAGCGGTATCGCTGGCGCACTGGCTTTGCGCGAAGAAAAAGGAACTGCCGCCGCAGGAGATCACATACTAAGAGGTGAGATACATGGACAAAACAGAACTCGACAAGATAAACAGCTTGACACGCAGGGAGTTCACGGAGGAGGAGCTTTACACCTTTCCCGTCACCCTTTGCGACAACGACATAGACCGTGACGGAGAAGCCTTCACCGACGGAGCTCTCGAAAAGCTGGCGAAGCTGTTCGTGGGCAGGACGGGCATATTCGACCATGACCCGAGGGGCAGCAATCAGACGGCGCGGATATACGACACCGAGCTCGTCACCGACCCCGAAAAGCTCACGACATACGGCGAGCCCTACAGATCGCTGAAAGGCAAGGCATACACCGTGCGGACAGAGGAGAACAAGTCGCTCATCGCGGAGATAGACGCAGGCATCAAGAAAGAGGTCAGCATTTCCTGCTCCGCCGAAAAGCGCATCTGCTCTGTATGCGGACGAGAGATCGGCACGGGAATGTGCGAGCATAAAAAGGGCGCGGAATATGACGGGAAGCTGTGCTATCACAAGCTCGACGGCATAACCGATGCGTATGAATGGAGCTTTGTTGCTGTTCCGGCACAGATAAATGCCGGAGTTACAAAGAGATTTGACAAGAAGGAGGAAAAGAAAATGCAGGAATTTGACCCTATCACGACCAAGGAGGCGCTTGACGAGATCGTGAACGCCGCAGTTGCCGAGGCGGTGAAGAAGTTCGAGGGGTATATCTCCCCCGAGGAACACGCCAAAGCACTTGCGGAAGCCGCCGCCGCGCAGAAGTCGGCGGAGCTTAAATGCATGAAGCTGAGCGCGGCGATAAAGTCGGGCATACCCGTGGAGCTTGCGGACAAGCTCTCGGGCGAAGACGAGGAAGCTATCGCAAAGGACGCGGAGCTGTTCGCCTCGTTTACCGTAAAGGCTGCACGTCAGCCGAGA